ATGCAGATCGCTTGCCGCAATGAAGAGGTCGCAGAAAATGTCGGTAATATCGCTCGACGAATGGCGAAAGAAGCAGGAGTTGCTCTCGGACTTAAAATCCCCATCGCCGCAGAACATACCTTGGGAAAAAATTGGTCTCATACACACTGAAGTTGATGAGCACTTAAGCAATCTAGTAGCCCTTTACATCGTTTTAGATCGCGCATGGCGTAACCCATTCACAGTGAAGTCTGACTTTGCTCGGAAGGGTGCAATGCACGTCGCTATCGCAGCGAGTGAGGGCTTCATAACAACTAAAGTCGATACGGACGTCTGGGGATCACGATGGTGCATCACAGACATCGGTATGGAGACGAAAGGAGAGGTCGATGAAGTACTTAAAGAAATCCTACCCCCACACAACCCTTCTGATTGACGGAGATCTCTATCTCTATCGAGTACTGAGTGCGTGTGAAACTGAGACAGACTGGGGTGACGACATCTGGAGCCTGTCAACAGATCTAAAAGAGGCTAAGAAAGCCTTCAAGGAAATGATGGAGTTCTTCAAACTCAAGTTACGAGCCGAAGAGATCGTCATAACTTTTTCCGGTCACAACAACTTTCGGAAGTCGGTGGAACCCACCTACAAAGCGAGTCGAAAGAAGACCAGAAAGCCGATCGGTTATCGAGAGATGATCGATTGGGTCAAAGAGAACTATCAAGTAATCCAAATCGATAACCTCGAGGCGGATGATGTGATGGGGATCATGGGGTCGGTTGAGGGGACGAAATCCATAGTGGTGTCCGACGACAAGGACATGAAGTCCGTGCCGTGTCGCCTTTACCGACCACAGACCGACGAGCGTCATGATATCTCGCTACAAGATGCAGACAGGCAGTTCTTCACACAGACGCTGACTGGAGATGTGACAGACGGTTACGCAGGTTGTCCAAAGATAGGACCAAAGACTGCAGAAAAAGTGCTCGGTATGTCTCCGAACTGGCGACTAGTCGTCAACGCTTATCAAAAAGAGAAACTCGATTTTAACTATGCGCTCACTCAGGCGCGTCTCGCTCGGATCCTTCGTTCCACAGATTGGGATGATGAGAAGGGTGAAGTAAAACTATGGGAGCCTACAGCATGACTAAAATGGAACAATACATCCTCGACAACTGGAAAGAATACGAACGCACCTGCAAGGCAGAATGTAAGAAAGTTGCCCAACGCACAGGACACAAACGCAACTCATGGACACACGAGAGGAATGTTTACTATGGCGTGGAAACTCAGGCCGACAAAGAGCGGAAGTATGGTGTCAAATCTCCTTCTCAACAGAAGATCGAAGACAGATGCTTGCGAATTGTCGAACTCCATAAGCGAGGGATCACTTGGAATAAGATCGCGCAAAACATGGGGACTAGGATTCAAAACGTCGCCAGAGTTCTCAGAGACCGAGGATACGAGCCAAATGTCTGATCCAATAAACTCACCAGATCATTACGCTCAGTTTCCGATTGAGCCGATCATATTTATACAGCGCAACCGTTTCGAGTTCTGGCGTGGCAATGTCATCAAGTACGTCTGTCGGGCAGGACATAAAGACGATGAGATCAAAGATCTACAAAAAGCAAAAAGATACATCGAAATGAGAATAAACGAACTAGAAGGGAAAGAAATCAATGAATAACTATTTACCTACGGATTATCAGGCGTTCATCCACACATCACGTTACGCACGTTGGATCGAGGAAGAAGGTCGTAGGGAAACTTGGGCAGAGACAGTAGACCGCTACATGGAGAATGTGGTGGGAGATAAGGTAAAGCCAGAGATACGCAAAGAGATCGAAGAAGGCATCCTCAACCTCGACATTATGCCATCTATGAGATCACTTATGACTGCAGGGTCAGCATTAGAACGAGACAACACTGCAGGATACAACTGTTCTTACACACCTATCGATCATCCTAGATGCTTCGATGAGGTCCTATACATCTTACTCAATGGAACTGGTGTCGGCTTCAGCGTCGAAGAACAGTTCGTCAACAAACTACAAGGCGTACCAGTGCTACTTTATGAGTCAGGTAACATCATCAGTGTTGCAGACTCTAAAGAAGGTTGGGCGACTGCCTACAGACAACTGATCGAAGAGTTGTACCGAGGTCGAATACCGAAGTTTAATGTGTCTCGGGTCCGACCTGCAGGAGCCAGACTAAAGACATTCGGTGGACGTGCGTCTGGGCCACAGCCACTTGTAGATCTGTTTGATCACACGATCATTACGTTCCAAGGTGCGACTGGAAGAAACCTGACGCCTCTCGAGGTCCACAGTATCATGACCAAGATAGGCGAGGTAGTTGTTGTCGGTGGAGTGCGAAGGTCAGCCATGATCAGCCTCTCAGATCTCGACGACGCTGAGATGCGTGAAGCCAAAAGTGGCGAATGGTGGACAGACAACCCCCACTTTGCCCTAGCTAACAACTCCGTGGCTTACGAAGGCAAACCAAGTCACAAGAAGTTCATCGAAGAATGGGACGCTCTAGTTGCATCAGGATCTGGTGAACGTGGCATCTTTAATCGTCAGGCAGTTCAAGATCGGTGTTTAGCCGATGGTAAGAGAGACCCAGAAGTTCTCTACGGCACCAATCCGTGCAGTGAGATCGTCTTAGCACCGCACCAGTTCTGCAACCTGACTGAGGTCTGCATCCGTCAGACGGATACTATGGACGCGATCTGTCGCAAAGTCAGACTGGCTTCGATCTTAGGAACTATCCAAGCATCCTTCACCTACTTCCCCTACCTCCGTTCAATCTGGAAAGAGACGACAGAGAAAGAAGCACTTCTAGGCGTCAGCATGACAGGTATCATGGACAGCCCACTAACAAACGGAAAGAAACCTGCGCTAGAAGGTAGACTGAAAGTCTTAAGAAAGATTGCAGTAGATACCAATGAGTACTATGCCAAGCGACTGGGTATCAATAAGGCGGCTGCAGTAACTGCCGTCAAACCCTCGGGGACTGTTAGTCAACTCTGCGATACAGCGTCAGGCATCCATGCGAGATACGCTGACTTCTACATACGAACAGTCCGAGGTGACAACAAAGATCCATTGACACAGTTCATGACAGACCAAGGCATCCCGAGTGAGCCGTGCGTCATGAAGCCTGACCAAACAACTGTCTTTAGTTTCCCAATGAAAAGTCCGGTTGGATCTGTGACTAGACACGATATGTCAGCCATCGATCAGTTGAACATGTGGCTAACGTATCAGAGACACTTTACCTGTCATAAGCCTTCAGTGACTATCGATGTCCGAGAAGAGGAGTGGCATGAGGTAGGAGCATTTGTCTATAAGCACTTTGATGAAATGAGTGGCGTATCGTTCTTACCAAGGTTTGAGCACACGTACCAACAGGCACCTTATCAGGATTGCTCAGAGGCGGAGTATGAGGCAGCCAAGCGAAAGATGCCTAGTCGAATAGACTGGTCGAAACTCACAGAATACGAGACCGAAGACACAACCAAAGGCAGTCAGACCATGGCTTGCGTTGGTGGCGTCTGTGAACTTGTAGACATAGAGGCAGCGTAACGAGAGGCCCTTCGGGGCCTTTCCCACGACACACAGGAAATAAACAAATGTTTACAGTAGAGACTGAAGACAACCACACGAAGGTCGTCGCTCTTGATGATAGTGGTAAACACGAAGACATAGAGATTTACATAGAGCACGATGGTCGTGTGTTTATCAGGCAGTGGGCAGAAGATCTAAAAGAGTTCCAAGTGATAATCTTGGCGTTCAATCAGTACATGTCGATAGTCTCGAGTATTGACGCAGAGGACGGAATGTTTACCGTAGAGTTAGACAAAGGAACTAAACGATGATTACTTTTTTTGAACACGATGAAGACAAGCCGACTTTAAAAGTTGTTCAAGGTCTTGTTGGTGGCTATGCGGAACTCATACCACTACCACACAAACCAGAATGGCAGATGGTCGTGAATGAAGACGGCAGAATGAAGCAACTTCCTTACAATGAGGAAGCATCAGAAATCTGTGGAAGACCAATCGTAGGCCATGCAGTTATACTTAAGGGTGATGCGCGATTGACGTAGATGTTGTGGAGGGACAGGCTGTCCAGACTAGCCGATCACACTCTGTCCCCCCTGATACCGAAGTATCCACTGGTACACATAGTTATCCAACTCTACATTTGCAAACAAAAAACACTGATCACCATAGAAGCGACCAGTGCTAAGGTAGAAAGATATTCGATCACCGTACCTTTCTTTGTTACCAGATCTACTTGACCATCTGTTGGGCAGCGATCTGTGTTTTTTTGACTCTGTTTCTGAAGCCGTTCTCGAAGTGCTTCCACGCCTCAATACGCTTGTAGAACTCTAAGCGGTTCTCAGAGAACTTCTTGATGAAATCTGTTTGATCCATGGCGTTGATTGCAGCGACTGTCTTGGGTCCTATCAGGCCATCAACTACTGTACCTGCCGTCTGTTGGGCAATCTTAACACTTCTTCGAGGACCGCTGTGGACACTGAGATCGAAAAGTAAGAGGTCAGCACCGTCCACGAGTTCGTCCGAACGCACCCGATCCCAGTATCTGTCTTTGTAGATTGGTGCCACGTCCTCGATAGTAAGGTTCTTGATCTCTTCTTTAGTGACCTCTCGGCCCACCCAGTTCTCATAGGTTTTCTTGGTGACTCCAAAGTTAGTCGCGCCACCGTTATCTCGAGGGTCATCAACATAGCCCCCTTCTGACTTGAGTATCTGTGCTAGACACTCGATCCAGTTATCTTTCATATTAATACATCCTGTTGCAAAGGTTGGTTGGACAAAGAAAAAGAGGCAGAAGATAGCCAACCTCTTCATCTATTGAAGCCTCTCATCGCTCGAAAACCGAACGAACTTGCGATTGAGGCATACATTCCCCAAGTCACCCAGTCTGGGCATTTCTGTAAATTCTCGAAGCCCTGCGCCATAAATGGCTGCAGCGCAGGTATGAAGTTGGCGGCAAGAATTAAGACGAACACACCAGTCCACAGTTCATCTTTAAAACTGTCTTTAGATGCGTTTATGGCTGCTTGTTCCCAGTTGATCTCACCTGTGGCGAGTTTCATCTTAGTCTCAGCCTCTGCGTGTTTTATCTTTGCTTTGCTGTCGATGAAGGTGGTGGCTAAATTAGCTACACTAGTTAAAATACCAATCATTTGCTTTCCTTACTGTGTGATGAAGAAGTAGATAACGGCTCCGGCTGCACACAGTCCCAATAGGACTACACCTGCAATCGTTGTCGCTTCTATAAACTCTTGTCTTTCTCTCTCAGCCCTACGGCGCTCTTCTTTACGCTTGCGCCTTGCTTCTGCTTGATAGTTCAACCAGTCCTCCTTAAGACCTGCACGACCTTGGTAGATCATGACTTGTATTAGTTGTTCTTCAGTCTCTCTTATTTTCTCAAGCGCAAGGAACTCTTCAAGATCTTGCGCCTGAGTTTGTTTCAACTGAGCCATAAACCCAGATCTCTTCTTGTGTACCCTTTCCTCTAGCGCCGATTTGCTTGCAACAATGGTCCCGATCTGCGAGGCGCAGTCGGCTAAAGATCTTCCGTTTTGGAGAAAACTTTTGACGGTGGTAAAGGCGGCGTTGCAAGCGGCGAGTTCCGCTAACATTTGACTAGTCGATTTCCCTCGTTGCCATCTTGTGAACATCGTCCCTGATGGCTTTTATGTTTTCGTCTATTCGAGCCATTGCAATCGCTTGGGCAAAAACCATGTCTTCTAGTTTGTCCAGTCGGTTGTCTAAGTCACTTAGTCTGTTGGTGTTTCTTTCTATGTCACCATACATCATCGAGACCACCCAAACGATTGCTGCACCTTGAGTGATTAAGCCAATGATTAGAGTGATGGGGACGCTTTTCGATAGGTGCCAACTATCATTATCGGTCATTAGTTACCCTCCAATGCGTCAAGTCGTGCCTCTATTGATGAAAGACGCTGCTCTGTTGCAGCACCAATAAAGCACAACAGTTCTGGGTATCTGATACCTTTTCTGTTTTTCTGTACTGCGCCCTCTGGGGCTTCCATTTCTGGTTTAGATTGAACTTCTATAGAGCCATCTTCGTTTTCAGCTTCCCACCATGCATCTTCGCACCAAAACGCATATTTAGTTGCGTCCAACCCTGCGTCAGACATTGCGGTTGCTACTTCTTGAGCAATTGCGCCAGTATGTATTCTTGCGCCATCACCCTCACTAGCAACTGAACTGTTCCATTTAAAAGTCTTAAAAAGTTTACTGATAGCTGTTGCAGCGGCTATTTCTGCATTTGTAAGGGGTTCAATTTGTTGCTTTTCACGCTCATCAGAAGTTTGAATTGTGCTATTCGTTGCATATATATTTTTCCAACGAGCATTTGAATATCCAAGCGAATCCACATCGTCAGTTGAGTTCCCTGAAGTTGTTCCAGGAGTTATATGAGTTGAGAACCAATCAAATCTAAAACCACTAAAACGAGAAGTTATAAATAAATCACCTTCTCTTTCACCTATTCCCCCCCTACCAGTAGTGCCCTCCTTGAAGTGAATAAATCTTTGACCATCTCCAGCATTACTATGTACGATGAGAACGCCAGAACTACTAGAAGTTGCATCATCCCCAATAGTCACACGTTTTTCAGTACTAGTGTAAAAGTCAATTTCGTCTGAAGTTCCTCCAAACTCTATGTAAGTGTCAGATCTTACATTATCTACAATTTGTTCTGCAACAACTTTTCCTGAGAGGTAGAGGTCTTTCCAACGCTTGGTGCTAGATCCAATGTCGCCACCACCATCAGAGCCGCAAAGAAAATTGCTTGACTCCAACTTCATTTTCTCTACGCCGCCCTGTCTAAACACGATGGCATCTGGATCCGTTGAATGGGAGCCACCGTAGAGTCTAATATTTCCCCCATTACTTATTCCAGTGCCTCCCGAAAGGTAAAGAATGGAATCTGCTGTGTGTTTATAGATTGCTGATACGCCAGTTATAGAGCCACTTAGGTCTAGGTTCCTGAACCTAGATGTTGCATTTCCCAAGTCAATTTGATTGTCAGAATTAGTTCCGGTACCGCAATCAAATGGTAGAATTTCTCTAGGGAAGTCTATAAATTTAAGTCCGGTATCGTCATTACCGATTACCAAATTGTTATCAAAACATCCAAGCGACCCTATTGTTATAGCGCCACTTCTAAAATCTATAATTGACCCATCCGTGTCATTTCTACGGAAATTGGCGGCGAACCCAGAATTAGCTGTAGTTTGTTCTACAGTTGAATATAGCTGTCCGTTTTCTAAGAACATCGCTCCTTCTGAAACAGTGCTTGTTGTGTTTTTACCCACAATCAAGTCACCCTCCACAGTGATATCGGCAGCGGTCAATTTTCCACTAGTGATGTCATTCTGGTCTGATCTTAAAAATTGAGAGGCAGATAAATTACTTAAAAGAGTAGAATTTGAAGCAGTCGTCGCTGTAGCTGCTGCAATTCCAAGAGCATCAATGTCAGCCTTAGTTTGATCTGCGGTAGCACCTGTTTCTATTCCATCGATCTTAGTCTTATCAGTGGATGACATTAGACCATCTGCTGAAGTCGTAGCATTACTGTAGACGGTATCTGTGTCGGTGATGTTGATAGTCTTTGCCGCCCCAGTACCAGAAGCAACTACACCGTTTCCAGTGAAATTAAGTGTCGTTGCAGAGGTTGCTAGGTCAACTCCTTCATCCTGCACAGTAATCTCACCACCACCTGCGGCTACAGTACCATCAGCGGCAATCGTGATGTTATCACCTGCCGTTAAAGACGACACGACATTGGCAGTATCAGTGACGTCGGCTGATGCCTCTATACCATTGAGTTTAGTCTGCAGTGCATCTGTGAAAGCATTTGTATCGGTATTGTTTTCATAGGCTGTCTTTATCTCTGCATCAGTTTGATCAGACGTTGCACCTGTTTCTACTCCGTCTAACTTCGTCTTATCAGATGAAGACATAAGTCCGTCAACAGATTGTGTTGCGCTCCCTGCAACGACGCCACCCTGCCAAGAAGATCCGTTGTAAACCCTTAGCTGATTGTCAGTAGTGTTAAAGAATATATCACCAGTATCTAGGTTAGCCGTCGGATCAGAAGCACCAGTACTATATTGACCAGTAAAAGACGCTAGTGACGATGCAGCATTCGAAGCACTTGTTGAAGCAGAACTCGCATCAGATGCGGCAGATGAGGCTGAGTTACTTGCCGAAGTTGCGGAGGTCGCACTATTGCTAGCCTGAGTAGTTGCTGTTGCAGCATCTGTAGAAGCCGAAGAAGCACTTGCGGCAGCGGCATTTTCAGAAGTCAACGCAGCGGCAGCCGAACTCGTCGCACTAGAAGAACTAGAGGAGGCTGATGAGGCTGATGAGGAACTTGCGTTTTGACTGGCTAATGCGGCTGCAGCCGAAGCCGCACTATTGGTCTCCGCTGTTTCCGCTGCGACTTTAGCCGCTTCAGAGGCTGTCTTTGCAGTTTCACTAGCTGTCTGAGCCGTCTCACTTGCAGTCTGTGCTGCAGATGCAGAGGTAGCAGATGAGGCTGCATTAGTGGCTGCAGTAGTTGCTGTGTTGGCGTTACCAAGGGCAGTCGAGGCACTAGATGAACTATTGAAGGCTGCAGAAGCCGCAGTACTAGAACTACTTACAGCATTTGTTTCGGCTGCTTCTGCAGCGGCTTGAGCGGCTTCAGAAGCCACTTTTGCAGTATTAGACTGCGCTGCACTGTTTGCAGACTGTTGCGCTGATGAAGCACTAGCAGTCGCAGAATTTGCTGCATTGGTTTCTGAATTTGCAGCGGCAACCTTGCTAGATTCTATTGCATTGACGTTTTGGCTTGGACGACCTGCTTGCGAATAAAAACTAGAAGGAGCACTATTTTCTGTTGTTTCTGTGCTTTCTTCTGATGTCGCAAGAGGTGAGTTTCCAGTTACACCAGTGGTCGAGTAAAAAGACGCTGCCATGGTTTTTAATCTCCATAATTTACGGTTGGGCGCATCACCTGATTAATACCTGACTGTTCTGCAGAATTACTTTGCTCTTGTAGTTCAGTAAGAAACTGGCCTGACTTCTGTTCAAAGATAGCGGATCGTTCATCCATAAAGTAATCTGCAGCATATGAGAGTGCAGTGTAGGTGAGGATGTCGGAGGCTATGACTGTCAAAGCGTTGCTGTCAGAGTCTGTGGCAAGCAGTGGAAATTCAGCGTAGTAATCTAAGTAAACAATTCCAGTGGTTGGCTGTGGGTGCAGAAGGATCTGCGCCTGTTGTCGGCACATCTGTCTTGGTATGCCTTGTTCTCCAGTTTTCTGTGCTTGAAGCATCTCGTGGTGAGGTATCCGTGTAAGGGCAACTCCGTCCATATAAACACTTATTATCTCTAGTAGATTGACAGGCAGTGTGATCTGTGAGGTTTGATTAGAAATGGTGTAGGTCTGTTGAGCCTCTTGTGCAGGAGTTCTAAGAACTCTCTGTATTCTGGTTGTTGCCTGATCAATGAAAGTATCGGCAAGAGCATCAGGGCAGTCACTACGATTTAGAAGGGCCAAAAAGTGCGCCCTGATTTGTCCTTTGTTCATTTAGTACCTCTTAGATTTAGTCACTTTCTTCTTTTTCTTTGTGACCTTCTTTTTCTTTGGCGGTCTGCCAACTTTTGATCCGTATGTTCCAATACCTCGGGGCATGGTTACGTCCTCTTCTTTTTAGCAGGTTTCTTTTTCTTAGGAGGCTTCTTTGCCGTCTTAGCGGCTGCTCGAAATGCAGCGTCAGTCGGAGCGCCCTTGTCGCCCTTTTTTCTCATAGGCTTGCCAGACTTTCGGCGTTTGTTGATGTTCTCATATAGGCTCATGTCAGGTCCTTCTCGACTTAGCACCACTGCACTTCCATCGTTTTCTCGATAGGTTCAGAGGTGAGTTTGGATTCTTTGCGGCTTTCGGGTGTTTTTTCTTCTGCGCTAGTGATCGAGCACAGTAAGCGTCACCCTTCTTCGTCCCTGCTCGGACTCGAGGTCCACCGTCTTTTGCTTTCCCCGATTGACCGTAGGAAACACGTTTGCCACTTTTTGTGACTTTGACTTTTGCCTTACCTTGTCTTGGGGTAGCCATTTCAAACCTTCCGATCTGTTGCCATAAACATGTCTAGGTTTTCTTTTTGTAATCTTGCTACGATTTCCTTGCCTGTGGCCTCCCACAGATTAAAGCCTTCTCTCATCCACTTCTCAACAATGACAGTGGGGATCGAGGCAACTCTATGAAACTCGCCCATAGGCTTAGAAGTACTTTCGTTACGAGCATCTTTCAGATCATCTAGGAATTTTTGGGAGATGTTCTGGGTGTGCTTTCTTGTGACGTCACCTGCTTCAAATAAGAAGTCCGTATTTGACTGTGTGAGGTCTGTAATATTCTCTTTTGTAGATTTGAGTAGCATTTGCTGTCCTTAAAATAAAAAAGGACCGCACAAGAACACAGTAAGGAGAGCAAAACCCATGTATCCAGTGCGGCCCAATTAAGAACCTAAGTTCTATTCGGTATTATTAAGTAAGAGCGTTAATCTGTACGCTATCACCGAAGTTCATATGCTTGACGGACATCTCGCCGACGACAAAATGCTTGTCTGAGTCACCGTCCTTAGCAAGAAGTGTTCTTGTAAACGGACGAAGTGTACATGTCTTAAACATCGACGGATCGATCAATAGGGCATGTGTTGCTTCTAGGTGTCTGTTCAAAACCACACGGTATTCACCGTATGGAGAGACGTACAAATCAATGGCATTAACCAATGTTTTGCCTTGAGCAATCTCACGGTTACGTCCAGAACTTGCTGAGAACCCTGCTACGATTTGAGCATCTGCAGGTTTGATCATGAAAGTATCTACGTCTGAGCCGTTGTTGTATGCAGTTTGACCTGCAGACAATAGCATTGCCTCAGTCAGAGCCGCTGAACCACCTGCCTCTACAGTAGAGATCTGGTCGATTACAGAAGCCGATTTACGCGCTGTAGAAGCGTCCCCTGCAACTGCGGCTTGGTCTGCACCCACAAGCATAAATTCTGCATCTCTCTTGATGGCTTTTAGTGCTTTGCCCAACTGATGGGCTGTTTCTTTCGCACGACCATATGTGGCTACAGCGTCACTCGTTGCTGAAACTTGAAATGCTTTCGTGAGGATTTGTGTATTATTCGTCCTCTCTACCGCATTCGCAAGCGTCGCCATTGACGCCGAGGCTCCTTCTACGGCAGCGTTTACTCCTGCCGCATCTAAAGCGTCTTCTAACCATGAGAATGTCCTAGCTGAGATTTTCTCATCTTTGAACATGGTCATCGCAGGTGTATCGAAGGGAGTTATGTCAGTAATACAAATGTTCGTCTAAGGTCGTTAATCTTAGACCGACTTTCGTCAGCTATATGTCGCCATATAGATCAGACCATATCTTCACCCTATTTCTAGGGGCTGTGCGCTTCGGACTACTTAGCCCTACTCCATTTCTGGATGGTCGTTGCACCTTCCTCTTTCGAGGCTTGGCTCAGGATTGTCTCCTAGAGATGTTCCCTGAGTTCACACAGTTTATTTTGACAGATTACTCTGAAAAGACACCATCACTTAATGTCTGCAACACTCTCTTTTTTCCCGACCTGATCATATGTAGTATAAGTCGTCATAATTGTTTCCTTTCAATGACTTACGTCATTAACTTTAAGTTTGGATTGAAGTGGAAAGACTAGGTTTCCCAACGTGCCATTAGAGCATCTGCAATGTCATCCATGCCACCGCCATACTTAGGATTATCTCGAAGTTTTTGCTGTGCCTTTTGAGCATTAGCCTTCTTAATCTGAGTTTTGGTGGGTGGGGATTTCTTAGAACTCAAAACTTTGGTCTTCTTTGTCTTTTTGATCACTTTTGCTTTTGCCTTCTTTGATTGGGCCGTTGCTTTAGATTCATCATAAAGACGCGCCTTGTTAATCAGCATGATCACATTTGGATCTGTGTACTGATCGACTTCGTGTTGAGGTAGACCGTTCTTGACTGCATACGTCCTGATGTCGTTGTACATGTCGTTGCCCCAGTCTGGCATTGTGTCCTCGAGCACACGAATACAATCTTTCGCGGCTGCTTGAACTGCAGACTGACGCTTCGCTTGCATATCATTCAGCAAGGCGTTGCTTTCTTCTTCGAGGAACTTTACATCCTCTTCGGCCTGTTTCGCGTCCTGTCTCAGTTGGGCAAATGTCTCACTGTCCATCTGTGTTTGAGCGATCATCATGTCCATATCGGAATATGGCTTCAATCGTTCTTTGGCGCGATCTAAGAGTTTATGGTATGACGCTGTAGTCCTCGCAAAGTCTTCTTCTGCGATTTTACGTTGGTCGGCTAAGTCTTGAGACTTTCGGGTGAGAGATGCTTCCTGCCCTGCCAGTCGTTTCAGATCCTTTACAGATACCTGTTGAGTCTCACCGTTAACTTTGACTTCGACGATTGTATCGTCCGAGGCGACTTTCACTTCTTCAGTGTCTTCGTCTTCCTCTTCGTCCTCGTCGTCGACTTCTTCGTCTTCGGCTACATCTTCCTCTTCGTCAGGGTCTGCTTCATAATCCTCGACTTCTTCGAGATCGTCTGCTTCCTCAGTTTCAACTTCTTCTACGTCTGTCTCAGCGACGTCTTCAGTTGTTGCCTCCACTTCTTCGTCTTCAGATGGCTTTTCAGCGTCTTCCCAACGATTTAGGATGGCGTCAGCCGCGTCACTGAGATCCAGTGCGCGAGGTTCAGATTCGGTCTTTTGCACGT